CAACAACCCGAGAAAAATTAGATAAAAATATATTAATTTCAAATTATAATATAAAAAAAATGATTGATAATTTAACATAAAATAATAATGGATATTGAAAATATTGTTAAAACAATAGCACAAGATGAAACTATCAATTTTATGGAATATATTGAAAATAATTTAAATATTTTGCTAGATAATTATCCAATATTTATAGAAAATATTGATAAAATAACATTGTATAGAATATTAGAAAATGTAAAAATAGAATATAATATAATATTTAAACTTATTAAAAAAATTGATATTACACAATGTATAAAATTACTATACCACAATAATTATTTATATAATATTGAAGTATTATCAATTATTTTAATTAAATTATTAGATTATAAACCATTATTGAACTTATGTAGTTCTAACAATCCTTTTAATTTTATTAGAAATAATGATAGTCTAAAAGCTATAATAATTCAGTTAAAAAAAATATATATATTTGTATATAATGAAAATATTAAATGTAAATGTTTTGAATCAAAAATAAGTAAAGATGTTCTAATGTCATTACAAAGAAATTATTTTAACTTTAATGTTATTGTATTTTTAAATAATATTAAAAGCTTAATATTAACTTTAGAAACTATATATTCTTATTATAACGAATATTATAAAGCAGAAAAAGAATTTTGCGATTTAGATTGTAAAAATCAACTTGAGTATATGATGTATGAAGAAATATTCGATAATTTTGTTTTAGAATATAGAAAAAATATAAAACCTATTAATATTAATTATAAAATAGATGGAAATAATGGTGATATAAATAATATCTTAAGTTTCATATTTTAGGAATAATTTTATTAATTTTACCAGTAATATCATCTCTAATAAAATCATCCATATTTAATTCAATATAACCCTTATTAAAACCTTCAATTTGTTTAAGATCATTGATAACCTTATCTGTCCCAAAATATTCGTGTGTAATAACTTCATTTTCAGTAATATTGTGTCCTAAAGTGCAAGTAATACAATTATTAATAACAATAGTGTGATTATTATCTAAAACTAAATTATATACTGAATTATAATTTGTTTCTATATTACTAATATCTTTAGGAAATACCCATTCATTATTTAATTTTATAGGATGATAAGGTGTTATAAGTAATCCTTCAATATCAATAAGTTTAATATTATTACCATTAATTTTAATTACACATAATATTGTATTGATATTACCTTTACTATCAATAAGTTTATCACCTTTAATAATGTTATCTATTTGTTTAAAACAATTATTAATTGTTAAAACTTGCGAAGATGGATGAAAACAACCACCTTCTACATTATTAAACATTGTAGTAAATTGTTGTTTAGATATTTTAACTTCATTAACTTTATTAGAAGGTTTTGGTGGTGGCATATTAGTATATATATCATCAATTTTATCTTTCATATTTTGAAATAATTTACCACCATATTGTTGAATACTTTTATCTTTAAAGTTATTACATCTTTCTTGACTATGTGCATCTTTAAATGAGTTAATGTAATTTTTACCCCATTTTGAAAAATATTGTTCTTTAATTGCTAAACATATTTGATCTTTAAAATCTTGCATTAATTCATTATCAATATGACTATATTTGAACATATATGCATCAATTGCTTGTTTTGATTTTTGTTCTAGGGTTTCAACTAATTCTAAACGCATAATATTATATAATAAATCGTCATTAATTTGAACTTTATGAAAAGTATCAATAGAAAGTTCTTTATTATCATAAACAATCTTAATAGTAATATTATCTTCTTTTGTTTTAAAAACTAATGTTCTAGATTGACCATAATGAACAGTTGTAAGATCTGAATTATTTCCAATACAAGTAATATTATCTGTATTATAATAACATTTAAGATTATTGATAGCAATTGTATTAATATGTGCTAATGCGTGAATAAATATAGTTCCTACAAATCCAGAATCTGGAATAAATGAGAAATGACCATTACTAATTTTAGCAATATTAATAAGTAATTCAGTATCTAAAGAATAACCAAAACCAAATGTATATATATTAACTTTACTATCTATCATTTTACGTTTAAGACAATGTAGAATACCTTGCGGTGGAAGTAAATGCGAACTAGGCAAACCATCTGTTAAAAATAACAGAGATTGAATACGATTAGTATTGGTAAATTGTTGTAATCCAATATTTAATCCTGCCCAAATATTTGTAGCACCTTCAGTTTTTAAATTAGTAATAAGTGTTCTATTAATAGTATCACTTGTTGTTAGTGGTATTAAGACTCTTGCATCAGTTGAAAATACTACAACAGATATACGATCATTTGGTTTCATACTTTCAATAATAGTAATTAAAGCGTGTTTGGTAATATCTAAAATAGTATATCCAATATCAACACTTTTACCATCTTGTTCAACTAAAGCAGGTGAATCCATAGAACCTGAAATATCAATAACAGCTACTATATCAACAGGAGGATATGCAGGACCACCTTCAATGGTTTTAATATTAAGTTTAAAGTAATTATAATCATTAATAGTAGTTTTTTCACCAATAATACTTGAAATGATATTTTTTTCATATATATAATCTATTTTAGTAGTCTTAGCATCAATAGCGTCTTTTAAAGATCTATTTGGTTTTAAATGTGATAGATCTAAATAATTTCTTGTAATAGGTGATGATTTATTATTTATTAGCCATTTACAAATAGCATCATATTCATATGTATTACCTTCATTATCAATATAAGGATTAGTCATAACATTATGTGTTATAGGGCATATAAAACACTGTTCCATTTTACATAATTACTATTATGATATCATTTTTATATATTACATTTAAATGGTTGCAATTTTAACCAAATATACCCAAAATAGAACTACTAATATCTTTTTCTTCTGTTTCATTTAATGTAGAAATATCATCACTACATTTAAAAATTACAGGTTTGCTAGGTTGTAAAAATGTAAATATAGTTTCTAAAAGATATTTTAATTTACTATTTGATATAAAAATTGTTGTATCAATTAAAATAGATTCATTAATACTAACAGTATTTTCATTTCTAAAACATTTTACACATTCATAAACATTAGTAAAACCAATAAATCCTATTTGTGCAGTATCTAATTTAATTTTATATTTAATATTTTTATCAATTTTATTAGCATAAAAATCATTTATAGAATCAATGTAAGCTTTAATTTCTTCATCACTAGGATATTCTTTTTTAATTTTACATTTTAATGTAGCATAATCTTTATTCTTTTTTTTACTATAATATGCGATAGTAAAATCATCGTTTAATAAAATGTTTTTAAATTCATCCATTTGGTTATATAAACATTATAAGCTTTATATTATTATATAAATAATGAAAAAATTAGTAAATATACATAATAAAACAAAAGAAATTACAGAAGAATTATCACCTTTTAATAATACCAATATTATTTTAAATGAAAGTGATTTAAATATTTTTTTCAAAAATCATAATGTTGATTATCAATTTAAAAATATTAATTTATTTAGAAATGCTTTTGTTCATAAAAGTTATTGTTGTATGAAAAATACTAATTTTACTGATAGTAATATTAGTTGTCCTGAAGATTGCTTACCATTACAAGAAATGCCATATGAAAGATTAGAATTTTTAGGTGATTCAATATTAGGATATATAATAGCAAAATATATGTATATTAGATATCCTGATCAGCCTGAAGGATTTTTATCAAAAATGCGAACTAAAATCGTAAATGGTAAAATGTTAGGATTTTTAAGTGATAAAATAGGATTTAGTAAATTTGCAATAATATCAAAGCAAATAGAAGATATAAATGGTCGTAGTAATTATAAAATAATGGAAGATATATTTGAAGCATTTATAGGAGCATTATATATTGATAGTAATGATATTAATATTGTAGAACAATGGATAATTAATATTATTGAAAAATATATAGATTTTGTAGATTTAATTATGAAAAATACAAATTATAAAGATGCTTTAATATCTTATATGCAAAATAGATATCAAGATAATCCTAGATTTTTAGAAACTAATGTATCACATAATAGTCTATCATCTCAAAAAATATTTACATATATTGTAAAAGATCGTAATAATAATATATTAGGTAGTGCTACTGGTAATAATAAAAAGGAAGCTGAAAATAATTGTGCCCTTGAAGCATTAAAGTATTATGGACAAGAAATATAAGTTTTATAAATTGTGATATTAATAATAAATATTTTTCATATTTTGATATTGGTTTTAATTTTGTGCTTAAAATGAAAGTTTCATTAAAATATTTATATTCAATTTGACTTATTATACAATAATTGTTATTATAAATCCAAGAGATATATACTAATAATGCTAGAATAGTATTGTAAGGACTAAAAGGATAAAGAACATAAAATATAAATAAATAATGAAAGAAAAATATAATATATTTATACATTATTGTTTAACTTAAAAAATGAAAACATTATATTTTAATATACAAAATGGATTTAGCTTTACTGTTATTTGCCCATATTCAAATTTAAAAAGTAATTTTGAATTTGAATTATATTGATCTAGAACAATACTGCTACCTTCTTGTTAAGCTGTTGCAAAAAAATTTTATAAATCTAAATCTGTTAAATCTAAATCGTCAAAAGTTCCAACATCTAGTTTTTGTAGTTCTTGTTCTATTTGTTGTTCTTCTATGTTTTCATTTGCAATTTCAAGAAATTTATCTTTTACTTTTTTAATAAATTTTTTTATTTTTACAATAACCCTTACAGTTTTTTGAATTGATAGAGATTCAGTATCGCCAATAAATATAAAAGATATAGGGTCTTCGCCTAAATCAATCAAATCTTGAGGCATTCCAGTATATATATGTAATTGTTGTTGATATATGCTTTGCATTTGTGATACCAAATCAAATTGTAATTTTTTTGTACTCCTTATTGTAGAAACAGCTATGTCACTTGGTCCAGTAAGTATTTGAGGTACTAATAGTATTTCTTGTTCAAATGGATATTTACTTATAAATTCAAGAGGAACAGCCGAATAAATTGCTTCGGTGGAATTTTTTATTTTATAAACAACAATTGTTCTTGTACCTGTATCTTTATCTTTATTAGCATCTGCAAAATTCAATGCTGTTTCAAAATCTCGAGTTGCAGATTGTGAAATCGTAATTGGTAGTTCCATAAATTGTGTGTTAAACACTTTTTGAACTACTTCAGCTTTTGTTCCAAAATATACATTTATAGATTTATTATTATTTTCTGTAAAAAACTTTGTATTAATTTGATTACTAAAATATCTAGCTAAAAGACTTAATACACACATATATATTTTTCCTAAATTGATTGGATCTGAGGCTTTAATTTGATCGGCTTTAATTTGATCAAAATATATTTTATACAAATGATATTCGTCCCCATTATTCACACTGAAAAAATGTTCCATATAACTAATTAAGTTATTAGCATATAAAAGTTGAAAAAACTCATTAAGATCTCTATGTTCTGGATTAAGAGTTTTATATATTAATAAATTATAAATCCAATCATTTCCTTTATAAGTCCATAAATATAATAATAAAGCTAAATATATACAATTTTGTCCCTCTAATTCGTATTTTTTTATTTCTTCATTAAATTTTGTATATAAATCTGTGTAATTGCTACCAAAAATTTTAAATAAATCCATAAAATTTGGAACTATTCCATTAAAATGTTCTCTCCAATATTCAACATATAGTTTTTTATAAATTAAATCATTTGCTTTCAATTCTAAAATTTTTAATAATATTTTTACATTTTTTGATTGTTCTGTCTCTGATGTTCTTTGTGATAACTTTAAAAATAAAGTTTTTAATTTAGATTTATTTTTTACAGTTTTTTTTACTTTATTCCAGTAATTATTACTAGATTTAGATATACCCTTAGTATCAGAAGCTGAAGATACAGGTTTAGGTCTACCTATATCTTTAGCTCTAGCTTTTCTAGCTAAATCTATTAATCTTTTTTTTTCCTTCTCTTGTTTAATAGCTTCTATAAACATCTCACATAATAGTCTCTGTTTTAACTCCGTTTCTGGATTACCACCCTTAATTTCAGTATTTTTAAAAGAATAAAACAATAGATTAAATAATATAGATATTTTTTTATTAGATTCTCTAAGATTAACCTTTGTTTTATTATTTCCAAGTTTCGATAATAAATTAACATAGGTTTTATAACCTTTAGTCATATCAATTTTAACATCTAGTTTAAAATGTTTTGAAAACAATCCAAGTTTATTAACACACACTGTAGATAACCAATCTTTAAGATCTTTAATTTTATATTTTTTTTCAATTGTAAAAATGGATTTTAAAGTTTTAAAATCTTTAGTTTTTCTAATACCATTAAGTTGATCTAAAACAAATTGTATTGTTTTAGATTTTTTAATATTATCTAGATCCTTATCAGGTTTTAAATATTTTTTGCAATATTCTTGTATAATAATTATAATTAAATCTAATTTTAATATTGTATTAGAATACATTTATTATTATATTAACATAAAATGTCCATAATAAAAACGGAATAGCATAAATAATATTTGATTTATAATACAATATAATTGTAACTATAATAGCTAATAATAATGCGATTAAATTGAAATAATTATTATCAGTATTTTGTAATCCAGATGTTAAAAAAGGATAAGATAAACAATATAAAATAGTTAAAACAATAAACCACGAATAAACCGACGGGTATAATAAAAAATGAATATAGCCCAATAATCCTAAAATAATAATCCAAATAGATCCTATAATATATCCAGGTGGTAATTTACTATTTTTTTCATTATTATTATTCCATCCTTGCGTATAAATATAAAAGTTAAGAACAATAGCTAAAATAATAGGAACTAATATATGAATATACCACATTTAATATTTGTTATTATTTAATAAATGCCACCAAGTCTAATATTAGATTTGGATAATACAATTATTGGTAATATTACATATCAATTATTGGCACATACACTATGTAATAAAGTTAAAAAGAATTGTGGAATGGTTGCTAGTTGTTATAATGAAAAATCAGGTATAATTCGTCCATATTTTTGTAAGTTTATTTATACAATACGTGAAAAGTTTCCAGATATTAAGATCTATGTATATACTGCTAGTCAAAAAGATTGGGCTTTAAAAGAGATAAAATGGATAGAAAAATGTTGTAATTTAAAGTTTGATAGACCTATATTAACACGTGATGATTGTATTGAAATGGATAATTCTTATTATAAATCAATTCAAAAAATATCTAAACGTATTAAAACAATAGATAAAAATAATATTTTAATAATTGATAATAACGATGTATTCGTAGATTGTAAAGAAAGTTTTATAAAATGTCCAGATTATAATTATATATCTTTTGTTGATTTATGGAAAGTATTACCAAAAGCAATGTTAGATAAACAAGAGGTATTGATCTTTATGCAAAAATTAATAAAAGAAGGATATATAAATCCGTATAATGTTGATGCTATTGGTGAAAATATAGATCAATCTTTAAGATATTTAAATTGGTATCAAAAAAAATTAACTATTATAAATAAAATTAATAGAAAAAGTTATAGTGATAGTTTTTGGAAAACTTTAATTAAAATAGTATATAATACTAATAATTTTAAAGACATAAAAATGATATATAATATAGAATTTAAAACATAATGTATTATAACGATGACTATTTTGTAAAATATTATAATGATCCTGTATTTGCACAAAAACCACTTAGATTTTCAAAACACGCAATTCAACGTCAAAATGAAAGGATACCTAAAACACATATTGGCGAAAAAAATGTTAATATTATTAAAAATAACACTGTTGTTACAACAATTACTAAATCTAAAAAAGAGTATTCTATTCAAGATAAATTAAAGCAATATTTGTATCATAACAAAGTTGAATTTGATAAAGATCTAATTGGTAGAGTAATTGGTAAAAAAGGTAGTAATATTAAAACTGTAATTTATAAAGTAAAATGTTTAGTATATAATAGTAATTTTGATTATTATATTGATAGAACTATTAATAACAATAAATATTGTATTTATATTTTAGCAAATAATAAAGATATTTTAAATATTGCTACTAATGAATTGAATAGCAATATAGCGAATATTTGTAATACAAACAATAAAAAATGATATTGATATATTATATTAATTATAAAAATGGCACTAACAAATACTGAAATAGCTGATAATATTATTAATTTGCTTAATAAAGTTAAAGAAAATGAAGCTTTTAATGATACTATTGATAAAAAAGAACAATTTAAACTATTTAATAAAATTGTAAAAGCTGGTATTAAAGGACAAACTAAAATTAATATTAAAACTTTTAAGAAAGAACCAAATGAATATAATAAGTTTATTAAAGATATGATGCCTTCTGTAAAAAAAGAAAATCCTACTCTATCTAGTTCTGAAATATTTAAAATAATTGGTTCTCTATGGTCTAAAGATCATCCTAAAAAACCTAAAAAAACTGATAATACTAAAGAACCTAATACTGATAGTGATAATACTGATACTGATAATACTAAAGAACCTAAAAAAACTGATAATACTAAAGAACCTAATACTGATAGTGATAATACTGATACTGATAATACTAAAAAGTCAAAAAAAAAACAAACAAAAAAGAAATAAACTAATATATATAATAATAAATAGTATCCTATTTATTATTTAATAATACTTAAAGACAACATATTAAATAATATATATATAATGACAGATGATACTGATATAAAAAAAATATATCCATATTATGTTGAAAGAACTTCACATTATAAATCAATTTATGGTAATAATACAATTTTATTAATGCAAGTTGGTGCATTTTACGAAATATATTCAGATTGTGATAAAGATAATATTGATATCAAAGGTATATCTGAAATAACACAACTATCAATTGCTGGTAAAAAATCAAATTATTATATGGCAGGTTTTAAAATAGAACTATTATCAAAATATGTTAATATAATAACAGGGGCAGGATATACTTGTATTGTATATGAACAAATTGGCGAACAAACAACAGATGGTAGAGAAAAACGAAGATTACGTGAAATAATATCACCAGGAACAAATGTTAATAGTAAAGACGAAGTGTCTAATTTAATTATTTTTTATTTAGAAGATAATTCAATGGGATGTGTAGTCTTAAATGTGTTATCTAACAAATGTTTTATATTAGAAAGTCATTCAACATCGAATGATCGTAATAAAGCTTATAACGATATTTTAAGAATTATAACAATTCATAAACCGACTGAAGTGTTAATAACAAGTTTATCAGATACCTATGATCTTAATAAGATATACGAAATGTTTTCTCAATCAACAATAATTCATAATAAAATTGGTAAAATGAATAAAGAATATACAAAATTGGAATATCAAAAACAAGTTTTAATAAAAGCATATAATTATCAATCTATAGCAAATGTAATAGATTATTTAGATCTTAATTATTATCCAATTGCATTAATTGCTTTAATAAATGCAATTCAATTTGTATATGAACGTAATGCTAATATTATTAAAAATATTGAAAAACCTACATATATTGATAACGATGATACATTTAAATTGGATTATGATAGTGCTATACAATTAAATTACATTGATCACAAAGAAAACTCTGTTATTAAAATAATAAATAAATGTTATACGGCGATAGGAAGACGTGCTATGAATACTCGTTTAATATATCCAAAAACAACTGAGATTGCTTTAAACAAGTCATATGATGCAATAGAACAATATTTAGATACTGATATGACAGAACCTATAAATAATTTAAAACAAATATATGATATTGAAAGATTATATCGTAAAATAGTATCAATGAAAATATTACAATCAGAATGGTTTAATTTCGCAGTATCTATAAAATATGCTAAGAAACTATTAACTTTTTTTGACGAATCATTAGATGATTTAAATAAACTAGAACAATCATATTGTTGTTTAGATTTAGATAATTTAACAAATGATCTTTCACCATTTAAAAAAGGATATTGTAAAGAATTAGATGATTTAAATGAATCATATAATAACAATTTTAAACAATTAGAAGATATAGTACAATCAATATCAACAATTGGACAAAAAGATACAACACAATGTAAAATAGATATAACAAAGGATAATATAAATATTTTAATGACGAAAAGAAGGTATGAAACTGCTAAAAAACTTAATTCAACTGAAATGTCTAATTATACTACAGAAACAAAGTCAAAAGATAATTATCGTATTACTAGCAATACGATAAGAACTATAAC